CTTGTCAAGGTTTGCACCCGTATGTTTAGCGGGTTTACCCGTTAAACATACGGCTTTAGGAAGATTTCTTCCTAACTCGCATTGCAGTATAGGCGAGTTTCTTCCTATTGCAAGAGGGAAATATGAAATAATTTGCCTATTCTCGTCCAATAGAATAGAATTCACGGCAGATAGTTGCTAATACAGGAGGTGTGAAATGAAGCTTGCCATAAAGGGATTGCGAAAAAAGCTGCACATTTCACAAGCGGACTTCGCAAAAGCCGTTGGCGTGTCCATGCGCACGGTCGGATCATGGGAACGTGGCACATCATTCCCAAACGCCGAACAGGTTTGGAACGCAGCTCTGGCGTTAGGTTGCTCGCCTAATGAGATATTGAGTTGGGATGGTGAAGAAAACGAAGGTGACAAAATCACTAGCGATGAACGCGAAATCGTCGATAACTACCGTGACAGCTCGCCGGAATGGCAACAGAACATTTCGATGACCGCCAGGGCTGCGGCATCTGAATCAAAAAGAAAATAAAAAAGCCCCAGCGCTACCGTCCAAAGTCTCGCAGGGGCATACCTAGAAAAGGCAAGGTGATTTTATCATGCCAAAAGGCACACGTGCCGCCATCTATGCACGTTTCAGTTCGCATAACCAGCGAAGTGAAAGTATCGACATCCAAGTAGAGAAATCGCGCGAATACTGCGCACAAAATGGCCTTGACGCCGTGCGCGTATATAGCGATTACGCGCAAACAGGACGTGACGTGCAGCGCGTAGAGTTTCAACGCATGATGGCAGACGCAAAACTAGGGTTATTCGATTATGTAGTGATCTATAAGGTTACGCGCATCATGCGCAACCGTGACGAGATGGCGCTTGCACGTATCAGGTTGCGCAAGGCAGGCGTTGAAATCCTTTACGCCGGTGAAAGCCTTGGCGAAGGCTCAACGCGCGTCCTGAATCTTGGAATGCTCGAAGTACTTGCTGAATGGGAAAGCGCGATAGATAGCGAGCGTATCCGCGACGGTATCAACAAGAACGCCCAGCGCGGAATGGCAAACGGTCGCACGCACTACGGCTGGGACATTGTTAACGGGTATTACGAGGTCAACGAGCGCGAAGCCGCCGTGATGCACCGTATGAAAAACATGCTCTTTGCTGGCTCGACTGTAGCCGAAATCAAGCGTGCTGTCGCAGGCGAACGCGGCAAGCGCGGCAAACCGCTAACGCACGGCGTGATAACAAAGCTGCTTAGGCGCGAGCAGAACTGCGGCGTTTATGATTACGCGGGCGTGCGAATCGAAGATGGCATGCCCGCGTTGTGGTCGCGCGAAGACCAGGACATGATCAATAGCATCTTGGGCTCAAACGGGCGCAAGCACAACAAGACGCGTGACACCAACGATTACCCGCTATCTGGCAAGATGTGGTGCCCAGAGTGCGGCCAATACTACGTTGGCACCTGCGGAACATCTAAAACAGGCCGCGTGTACCACTACTACAAGTGCAAGAAATGTAAGCGCACCTTTAGGCGCGATGCCGTTGAAGAAGCCGTGCTAGATACCGTCCTCGAAACGATTAAGAAGCCGGATGTACGTCAACGTATCGTTGATGTAATGGCTCTTTACAACGAAATGAATGAAGAGAAGGAAGAACCGGAGAGCAAGCGCATTGAGCGCGAGATCAGGCGCATCGACACGGCGTTTGAGCGTATCTGGCAGGCTATCGAGGACGGTATTGCGCCGCCCGGCGGTAAAGAGCGCGTTGCTATGCTCCGTGAGCAGAAAGCGGCATTAGAAGCCGATTTGCGGCAAGCTCAAGCTAACGAAGGGGCGAATCTGTCTGGTGAAGCCATAGCCGCTTGGCTCGATCACATTGCGCAGGAACCAGATGCAGCAGAAATCATCGAAACGTTCGTGCGGCTCATTGAAGTAGACGGGGATGAACTCAAGCTTTATTTCGCTTTCGACTACTGGGGCGATGACTTCCAACCCAAACAAAAAAAGGCGAACCCCGAAAAGGGTTCGCCTAATAATCCAATGGTGGAGCCTCAGAAAATCTTTGCGAACCCTACGATAGCCGCGAACGGGCGCGAAATCAAAGTCTCCACTAACTGGTTTTGCATAATAACACTGTTTAGCTCGAAAAAAAGTTAGCAAAATTCAATATAAGCTTGCCTTATTATGGGGTATACCCTATAATAATAGACGTAAGAAAGAAAGGAGGTGGTTCAAATGGATGACAAAATATGGGACTTAACGATTGCTGTCATAAGCGTGCTACTGGCAAAGGCGCTGGATGAAGGAATCGAAGCCCTAAAGAAAAAGACCTCTCGTAAGCCCGGAAAGCACACAAAGAGGTCAAAGTAGGGCAAGGGGCGCCGCTTCGGCGGTGCCCCGCTAGCCAGAATCATCTTACATCAGGAGTGCAGCGATGAAAACAGGCATTGTAGTTTTTGTCATCTCGTTTATCTCGTTTCGCATCTGGCGCAAGGCCAGAGAAAAGCGCGGTGAATAAAATGGCAACCGAAGCGCAAAGACGCGCAACATCCTCTTACCGCAAAAGGTCGGTGAAACAGCTAGTCATACGCTTTTACCCTAACGAGGATGACGAGAGTATATATAAATGGCTCAAGGAGCAGAACAATACAACCGAGTACATCAAGAGCTTGATTCGAGATGACATGAACCGTTAGAGACTTGTTGCAATGTCCCCTAAACGCAAAATGCCCGCACCCCATTACAGGGCGCGGGCATTTTAGTTAAAGAAGCTCGTTTACTCGTTTTTGCACAGCATTAAAGTTAGCGCCAAGTCGGGCCTTGCGCTCGTCACCGTTACCGTACTCGCCGCGAATGACGGCGCGTGCAAGAGCGTCGATGTCTACGGCCTTGGCGCGGGAATTGACCACGGCTTGCACCTCGTCATAGCGGATGCCAAGAATTGCCTTGCGTGTCTCACCGTTGCCGAGCTTACCGTTGAGCACATCCGTTGCAAGATCGTCGGCGCTTGCGGTGGCCGCGCGATTAATGAGGTCTTGCACCTCGTTGAATCGAGCGCCCAGCTTGGCCTTGCGCTCGTCACCGTTGCCGTACTCCCCTCGCATTACGCCTGCCGCAAGGTCGACGGTGCTACCACTATTCTTATTGTCAGTCGCATCCGGCGCACTGTAAGTACTGGGTTTCGCATAACGCGACCAAGCGGCAGCGTCCATGAAAGCAATGTCAAGATCGAGGTTGCCGTTGTACCCAGATAGCCTACCGTGCGAAGAATACTGGTGCATCACGCAGGTATTCCAAGCACCAAAGCCGCCATCCGGAAGCCATGGCGAATCCTGGTATCCAGTCTGATTCTCGTTGGCATACTGGGCAACCCAGAGGGCGTGGTTAGGTGCAATCCTAGACCAATCTTCCTCTTTGGTGAGATTGCGGTAGGTATACAAGAGACATCTCACGCCAGTAAGCGCATAGATGCGATCAAGGAATTTCTTGGCACCGTCCGTGCCAATCCTGCCGCCGTCCTCATAATCGAGCACGGGAATACCCTTGCCGAAATAGTTTTTACAGTTCTGATAGAAGTGATCCGCCTGTTTGACAGGATCATCCATATTCATGAAATGGTAGAAGCCCCAGAGCTTACCCGCCTTGATAGCCTTTTGCACAAACGCGTCGCAAAACGTATTGACGTAATTGGTGCCCTGGGTTCCTTTGATGATGACAAAATCGTATTCGATTGAATCGAGATTAAGGTTTTTTTGCAAGTCTGCAATATCGATGCCCTTCATGGTCATCTGCATCACCTCTTAATTGCATTGAATTGCGTGAAAGTAACGGCGTTAAGCTCGTCGGATGTCCATGCATGGATTGAATTGGTGCCGTCATCAGGGTCGCGGAGCGCATAGGTACCGTCGGTGTTCTCGCGCCAAATCATCACGACGTGCGAGCTGTAAGAGCGATCGCCAAGGGTTCCGGTAACGCCTGCGAAGACGATCCAGCCGTCATCGACGGCCTTGAGGGCTTCGCCCGTGCCCCAAAACGTGTCACGGGTTTTGAGATGATAGGTCTTCGCTAGATAGACGCTGAACTTGGCCATATCGTTAACCCGGTCGGTCAGGCAGCTTTCGCCGACGAAAGCCGCCAGCAGGTCGGGTGTGACCTCGCGACCGTTGAGGTAGCTCAACGCCATTGCCGCCGCCGTCAGGCCGCAGCCGTATGTACCTATAGTTTCGTCCGAGTAAGCGGCATCAGCCCATTGAGGGTCTTTTTGCAAGAAGAGCGGCATATAGCCGCTCTTCGCACTCGTCTTATTTTCATAAACAGGCAAAGCCGCTGTATAACCATCGCTATAGCCTTGGTTATATGCTTTTCCAAATGCTGCCGTATCTCTGTCAATGTGGTCGACAGTCAAAACGAACCATAAGCCCATGCCTACCGCGAAGCCCAGCAGCAGTGCGACGGCAATCCGCATCCTAGCCGCGCTTCGCGACTTCATCAGCAATCGCCTTCGTAATATCATCGGTGTCAACGTTGGCATGCTCGAAAATCTTCATGATGGGCGTATCGGCAAGCTCTGGATATGCCTGCTTGATGTTTTCGAGGATAGAAGCGAACTCCATGCCGATGATGGCGATGCAAACGACATAGACGGTAATACCACCGAAATTCAGTCCAACGATATGCGAGCTTAGAATCTCGATACATATAACCAGTATGATGATAAGGGAAAGCGTTGCCTTATGACACAAGCCGCGGCGCATCGTAGAAGACTTAAAACTACGGTTGTAAATTGCCTGGGCGATGCCTGTAACCATGTCGATAAGCATCATCAGGAATGCGCCGCCGATTGCCCAGATCTGCTGCTCCGTGAACGTGTAGATAGCCCCCATTATTTCTCCTTTGCATTGTCATCGATCATCTTCTGCACAGCGGCACGCCAGAGCTTGGGTACGCTCTCGACGGTGCGCTTGCCGTCCATGACGGCTTCGTAGTAGATCTTCGCCATCGCTACTCACCGCCCACAATGTCGCCGATTTCGAGCAGGGCGGCATTGGTGTCCTCAAGCGCCGCGCGTGTCTGCTTGAGCTGCGCAATGATGCTGTCAATGCGCTCGATATCCGTAAGCCCGTCATCCTCGTGCGCGTCCCATAGCTCGTTGAACGCTGCCGTCACCTCTTCAATAGACGGTGTGCCGACTGCCACAAAATGCAGCTCGTCCGCTCGCCAAAACTCGATTGCTTTTTCGGTATCCGCGCCGTTGTCCGCAACGTCCTTCTCGATGTTTCGACGAAGCCAAACATCGGAGGTCACGCCGCCCGGTCTTACTTCCACCGTCACCGCGTCAAGCGGCGTTGCGCTGCACGTCATAGTGCTCATGTGCTCCCCTTTCCGCCGCGCTTATTTGTGCGCGGGCTTTTTTGAAAACCTTGTTGAATCCGTTGTCGCGCCAAACGTCGGCGCAATCCGCGTGCTTGAACCAGCCGCCGTAACTGGTAGCCCTTCGCGCCCGTTTGAGCGTTGGCGAACGCCTGTATCTTCGAAGCGACCTGCACGCTCGCAGGAAAAGCGAACCGCGAAGCGTGGTACGGTTCTTTCGCACCGTGTATCCAACAACATCGACCGGCTCTTCGTTGCTGACGCGGCTTATCTTCCACGGCTTGACAGTAAGTCCGAACTTTTTGTGCAGCAGCCTTTGGAGCTGCCTTGCCGCGCTCCGCAAGTTGCGCTTGTCGGGACTGAATAAATAGATGTCATCTGCGTACCAGAGCTGGTGCGTGATCAGCGGAACGCTAGCGCCGCGCCTTACTTTGCGCATGCTCTCGACCTCGTGATAGCCGAACGACAACACCAGCTGCGCCATTCGCAGGCTGAAATAGCTTCCGATTTCCAGACCGCCGCCATAAGTGGCCAGCAGCGATTCGGCGATATAGAGCACATCGGGGCTTCGCACGTAGCGGCGAAGAAGCATCATCACCACATCTGCCTTGATGGATGGATAGCACTTGCGCACGTCCATATGCACGTAGTAACCGCCATCTTGCGACCACCTGCGCACGGCATGAGCCGCCATGAGCTGACCTTTGCCTGGGACGCTAGAAACCTGCCAGAAGCCAACCTTCGCATCGAGCAGGCGCGACATTGCGGCAACGGCCACATAGTCGCAAACCTGCTGCTTCACGCTCTCAACGCCGATGATGCGCAGCTTGCCGTTCGTGGGCTCGCGATGCCGGTAGCGCTTTATCGGTCGAAACGTAAGCGAGCGCGTTTCGACCTCGCGCACGATCTCCGCGATTAGCGCCGAAGCGCTGCCGTGCTCTTGCGGCACGCGCCAGGCGTTTTTCTTCCCAGCCTTTGAATCGAGCCAAGATTCGTAGGCGGAAACAACAAGGGCTTCGTTTATCCGAAGCCCCTTGCAATAACTCTTCAATTGTTTTTGACCTTTGCTCTCTGGATGTCGTACGAGCGGTCGCGTCTCCGTTACTAGCCCGCTGGTCTTAAGACTGATTTCACTTAGTTAAGCCAGGTTGCCCCCGCTCGCCACCAGCGGCGGCGGGTAGTCGCGGCGGAAATAAAAATAGATAGCTGGTTGTTTGAGATAGTCACCCAGGTAGGCGCGAGCCGATGTACCACCCAGCATTGCCGGTGCCGTTGTTGCCGTTGACGTACCAAAGGCCAGCATTGCCCCTGTTCCTCAAGTTGCCAAGGGAAAGCCAAGAGAACATGACAGCCCACGCGCCGCGAATCCCTGCTTGTTTTCAAAAGGGGACAAGTCCCCTCGCGGCTTACGCCGCTTCACCCCTAGAGCGACCATTGGCAGAGCGGCGCGAGCCGAAGTACCACCCAGCACCGCCGGTGCCGTTGAGGCCGTCGACGCACCAAAGGCCAGCAAAGCCCCAGCTCCACAAGCTGCCAAGGGAAAGCCACTCTCTCCAGCCGACGGTAGTGTCCGCGACCTTATAGTTGCCGTCGCAGATGCCAACAGAAGTCGACGCACCCGTTCCCTGCTGAATCATCAGGCCGTTGACCGTCTTGCAGTAAAGAGCGTAATTCCATCCCTCGGCTGCTTGTCCGGGGAAAGCACCGGCAGATAGCGCGCTGCCTGGAGAGCTGCCGGCCTTCTCGTTCTTAGTGTCCGGGTTCACGTAAACGACCGTGCCAGTACCCGTGTACTGGATGAGGACGTTTCCAAGAACCTCATACATGCCGAGACCGAGCTCGATGCCCTGGATAACAAAGGGCTGCTTTGAGTCAGTACAGCTCGTGGGCGATCCGTCTCCCTCGACCGCATCGCAAGCGCCAGCCCTCCACGGGACGGTGCTCAAAAGGTATGTGGTGGCAGTCGTGAAAGGCTTCGCGACGTCGAAGTAGATGGCGGTGTTCGATGTGTCGACATCGACCTTCTTGATAACGGTCGCGGCATCGAACACGTCATAGTTGTAGCCGTTGCCACGGTCGTTTGACGTGCCCGTATGTGTTCCTAGAATCATCGAAGAGCCGATAAGAATCTGATCGGCCTTCTCCTTCGCGACCACGACGCGCGTGGTGTTGCTCTCTGCCACGGTCGGGCTAATCTGTACGTCGTATCCCGTGCAGCCCGCGAACACGCTCTGGCTGTTCTTGGTGGCATACTTCAAGAGGAACATAACCTTGACATACCAGTCATCGGCGGCAGTCTTGAATGAATCACCCGTCGTTGCCGTCTTCATAAGCGAGACGCCGTTATCGTGGCTTACGAAGCGCTTCACCTGTGCGCCGCTCACGCTTCGCGGTTTGCCTTCGGCATCGACCGACAGCGCATACTTTGCATACAGCATATAAGGACGCTGTGCACCGTTAGGAAGCAGAGCTGCCGGCTGGCGCTTCATGCCCGGCTGGCGCGTATCGGATACGGTAATGTTGACGGCATCATTCGTCTCGGTTTCCAGCGTGTAGAGAACTGGCGTCATGATCCACGTATCATCCGTGCGCGAGAAGCGCCCGTCACCGTCGATAGCGGTAACGTAAGGCGTGCCATCCGCGTCAACGCCGCCGTTTACCTCGAAGAAGGTAAACGCGCCGTGGTTCACGTAAGGGTCGATAGCGGCGCGACCGATGATTCCGGGCTTTGGGTTGGCGATTCCAGCATTTGCCCCGGTCTTGGTGCAGGCCGTGGCACTTCCCTTGGGGATGCTCACGCCATAATTCTTGCCGTCACGCATCTTCGCAAGCCATGCGGCGATGCTCGCGTTCGTGTAACGTCCAGTCTCGTCATTAAAAATGGGGACTGTCGAAGCCCCCATGGATTCGAGCGCGATTGCCACGCGCTCGAGCGTTTCGTGATCTGCAATGTGGGTTTTGCCCATGCTTAATCCTCCGTATCGACTAGCGAGATGTAATCCGTATCGCCAACGGTGTCGTAGGCAATATAAATGCGCTTGTCAGGGCTGATCGAGCCGCGAGCTTCCTCAGCTGCCTTACGAGCGTCCGCAGCCGCCTGATCCGCGCTGTCCTTGGATGCTTTCGCCGCATTTGTAGCGGCATTCGCTGCATTGGTTGCGGTATCGGCGTTCGTTTTGGCTGTATTTGCCGCAGAAGCGGCATCCGTGGCGCTCTTTGTCGCGGCGTTCGCCTTGCCCGTCGCGGTGTTGGCGGCGTCCGTGACGCTCTTGCAGATGTTGACCGCAGCGTTGGCGTTATTCAGTGCCTTGCCCGCGTCGGTGACGGCCTGTTCGCCCTTGGTAGCGGCGGTTTCCCCACGCCTGATAAGGTCATCAATCGCGTTGTCCCAAGACTGCGCGGGCTGCTGACCCTCTTTGGCGCTGCGCAGGATGTCCAGGGCGAATCGCTCCGTCTGTGCAAGGAAATCGTCCTTGACGATTTCGAAATAGGCTTCGTCGGTGTAGCCGGGAACGCTTGCGAGCTTGGATTCATCGCAAACGTAGGTGATCATATTGCCGCTGACCGCGGCACTGCCACGGTAATAGTGGATTCGGTCGGGCAATCGGGCAACCAAAAAGGCGCTGTACCCAGACAAAGACAGTTCGCCGCCGTTGTCGTAGATAAGCGCCTTGATGGTTGTTCCGCCGAGCTCGCCTTGCGCGATTCGAATGCAGTTGTTTCCGCATCCGCGTTTGTCGATATCAAGCTCGATGGTCTGTGTGTTCATCGGGCATCACCGTCGACCAGCATCCACTCGCACGCCAAAATCTCGTTTCCGGTCATCTTTCCGATCGCGTCAGCATAGGCAATCTTGAACAGGTTAGGTCGATGCTTGATGTTTGCGTACATCTCGATTTCGCGGCAGAAAGCCTTGTGCTCGTCTGAACCGATGCGAAGCTGCGTGCGACCGGTGGGAAGCCCATCATCGCCAAGTTCAGGTTCGCCGTACTGCGCGATAAGCTCATCGCGGCGTTTTAGGTACTCAAGCGCCTCCGCACGCAACACCCTCGTATTACGTGCGGCGGCATAGCCTACGATGTCGCGGCGGTCAAGAAGCGGCTCGAGCGCAATAAGCATCTGCTCCATCTGGGTATTGCTATATTCATCGGGGATGATGTTCTCGATTTCGATGCTCTGCTTGCTTTCCGTAACGCTGGCACCGAGCGCGGTTGCCAGAGATTCGATTCCTTTATCCATTGACCTTCACTTCCTCCACAATCGGCGCCGAATCGTCAAGCGCGGCGATTTCCGCGGCAACGTCTGTGACGCTTTCCTCTACAGTCTTGTATATGGCATAGCCACTCGCAGCGTAGTAATCGAGCATGTGTGGTTGGACGTAAAACGATAGTCCATCCTTCTCAACTCTGTACGTGGTCATTCCACACCTCCTTATAGCGACGTGATCATTAGTCCGTGGTCGAAAGTGATCGTCCAATTTGTCCAAGTCATAGACAGGTTTTGGCAAAGGCCGGACACGTTATACGTTCCGGTCAGTTGAAGATTTGTCCACGAGCTTTTCAGGTTCCCGACGAGCGTGACACTGCCGCTCATGCCGGTTTTACAGGAGACGTACTCGCCACGGTCTTTGTATTCGCCGACGCCGATCCAGTCATCGGTGAGAAGACAGATACACCCTTTGCCAGCGAGACGCGCGCCATACACCTTGGACTTGGTGTTGTAGTTGTTGAATCCGACGTAGCCCGTAATGTCCTCAGCTGTGCCGCCGTATAGGTATCCGTTGGCCATTGCTGTGTAGCAGGTGCCGCTGCCGACGCTGAAACCGTCTGTACCTATGTAGAGACCATGGGTGTTCGAATCTAGCGTAAGCTTATATCTATACAATTTGTTGTTATCGATTGATAGCCCGCCGATGACACCATAGGTTGTCTGGAAATATCCGCTCGTCAGATTCCAGTAGTTCTTCCCCTGACCGTCGCCGATTGTTCCACTCTTGAGGTATGTCGCATTGACGTACAGCTCGCCGCTGGACATGTAAATGCCTTTGTTTGCTCCGTTGTTGGTAAGCCGATTGAAGATCTCTTGCTGTTTGAGGCTCTCGTCGAGCTTTTCGACAAGTTTCTCCGCATCGGTCTTAGCTACCTCTTGCGCAATCATGCTCGTAGCCTGTCGCGCTACCTCCGCATAGACTGTTACTGCGGATGAATAGTTTTCATAGGCGCTCTTATAATCCGACATGGCGGCATTCAGCGCCTCGGCTGTTGAACAGTTTGTGACATCCGAGATGGCTGACATCAGGACATCGAACGCTCCGCCCTCGCCGAACGCTTTGTTGTACCTCGGCTCTAAGACTTGCGCCTTGAACTGAACCTGCAAATTCTTGTTTGACGACAGGGATCTGTGTAGTGCAGATAGGTCTTCTTTATCTTTCTGCACGGTCTGGAGAATCTTATTTACGGCAGCTTTCTCCGCCTCGGTGACGATGCCGTCTTTGGCGATGTCATAAACCGTCTTGTCGAGGCTGCTTATCGTCTCGTCAAGCTCCTCATTCCTTGTCTGGAAGTCTTCCCCAAGGGTCTCGATGTTTTTTCCGTTCTGCACCAATCCGCTGTGCAGGTCTTCGATAACGCCATCGACAGTCCAGCCGCCATCGCCGTATTTGGCATTTGGCGAAAGCTGGAATTCGCCTGTCTCCAAGTCCCAATAGTTCGCGCCCACCTCGTCGGTGAGCATGCCAGCGCGGATTCGGTCTGCCCGCATCGTTCCGGCGTTGATGCAATCGGCGCTGACTTGAGCGCCAGTGATGAACGTGCGCCAGTTCCATTGACCGTCGCTTGTAAGATTTGCGGCAAGGCGGATGCCCATGCCGTTGATGTTTACCGCCCACATGCCGGACGTTGACTTAAGCGGCACGCCTGTTTCTGCATCCAGCGGCACGTTGGAGTAGATCACGCCAAGCTCGAACGTCTCGACCTTGTAGGTGCCGACGGCATTGAACGCCTTGTTGAGCGCCGCCATGAGCTGGTTGAGCCACGAGACGGACGTGCCAGCCGCCGCATCGTAGTTAGCCCGCTGATTGCTGCCGCTCTTGAGCTGCTGCGCCATTGACTGAAAGATGTCGGCCAGATCATCGGTTAAGTTGCCGAACGCCACCGTGGCATCGCCGGTCACCAAGTCGCGGGTCAACTTCGAGACGCGACCCTTGAGCCTGATTCCCGCAGCGGAGAAGCCCTTGTCGATGATCGCCACGCAATCGCCGACAGCAACGCTTTCCCAATCTCGACCGAAAGCAAATAGGTCGATCACGCTCGCTTCATAAGAGACGGTCGGCGTTTTGGCTCGCTCAAGGTAATCGCTCGTCTCAGCAAGAAGCTGCGCCGCGTCCTCGCATTGCTCGTTAATGTAAACGTCCACCGCAGGCGCAATGCCGCCGTTGCCGTCGGGATGCCCCCAAACCTCGGTTGCGGACGCATCCTCGACGTAATCCTTGCCGCCGTTTATATCGCCGAAAGTCAAGCGCCGGCCATAGCCGCCGCCATCCGTCTCAACACCCTTGCCGTAACCGTAAACCCTCGTCTTTGGGTTGGCGCTGCCGGTCTTGCGCTTGATGCTTATCAGGTCTTTAGTCCAGGTGAATCTCTTCGGGCTTTGCTGGTTGCCGCGCGTAGCCACCACACGCACGTATCGGTGCGTGACCCGCACGCCGTCCGTCTCGATGACGGTTTCAAGCTCGCCGCCCCATGTTTTGAGCAGGTCGCTCAAACCCTCGCGGACTTTTACATGATAGAAGGTATGCGATGCGCTGCCGGGCAGGTCGCAGTTACCGACTTCCCAACGGGTGCCCGCGAGTATTGACGTGAGCGCCACAGTCACGCTGCCAGACGGCCGCTTGTCCTCGATATAGTCATCCCACGTCTCGTTGATGGAATTGATGCACGTTGCGCTGGTGTAGGGCTTGCCGCTGTCATCGTGCAGCCGCTCGATTTTGTCGACTATGTGCTCGTGCACAACGCCTTGGCGGTCAACCCAGACAAGGTACTCGCCCTTGCCTAAATCCTCGTCGCACCTGATCTTAAGCTCGTCGGTGCCGTCCGTGGCGTCCTCATGGGTCGCTGCGGTGTAGGTGAGCCGTCCGAGGTTCGCGCCGAAACGGCTGAAACGGGTGAAGTTGACCTTCTTGGTTAAAGCCATCTTTCCTCCCATTCCAACGTCGCGGAACCGCTAGAGATTTTGATGTGTGCACGGTCTTTAACACTGAAAAAGTCGCTCATGATGTTGAGCTGAGCGACATAGCCGTTAACGGTCACGTGCTCTTTATCGAAATCCATCCGAACCACGCTCGAAGCCGTTAACGGCTGGACAACCTCGACGAACTCGGCGGTGTCGGTGTTGGTGATGCGCCAAGAGCTGCAAGCGCCGGGCTTGGCCGTCACGGTGAGCGCCGCAGGCAGCGTGCCGCCGACAGCGAACGATGCCGCGCCGCTCACGTCCATCCGGCGATGCTGGCCGTAATAGTCGGGGTCGCCGATGTGGAACGTAACGGTTGCCTGCGGGCAATCGTCGGTGATCTCGTCAAGGTCGGTTGCGCCGCTAACGATTGCCATCAAATAACGCGTAGGGTCATCGGGCAGATAAAGCGGCGCTGGCTCGTCAGACCAGAGCAGTGCCGCCAGCTCATGGCGTGCCTTTGCGACCTCGCGCCGGTGCTCGGTGCGAATCCACATGTCAATCTGCAAATCGTAACCGGCGCGACGAGCGTTCTTGAAGTATTCGCCGTGCCGTCCGGGCGCATCCTCGAAGCTCGCCGAAACGTCCGCCATGATTGGGCGGCGCACCTTACAGTAGACGAGCTTCGACAGGTCGTGCCCGTTGAAGACAATGCTGTCGCTTTGGTTTCGCTTACGCTTAAACTCCAACGGGCACCCCCTTCTGCTTTAACCTGCTGGCAATACCAGCGCCGATCTGCTGACCGGTCGTGTACGCGTCCATGCTGTTTGCAACGGTAGCGTTGACGGTCACGTTCACCTGGGCTCCGCCACCGAAGCCGCCGCTTAGGCGGTCGAGCACGCGAGAAATACCCGCCTCGACGCTCTCTCTGACGCTTGTGCGCAGCTTTGTATCGGGCGTGACGTGCTCAAGTCCAGCTTCGCCAACGCCAATGATTGAAGGCTTGTCGAACGATGCGCCCTTTGCATACCAGTTGACGCTGATGGACGGCAGTTCCACAACGCCACCGATGTCACGCCAGCTGACGTGGAAATGCGGCAAGCTGATATGCGGCAAACTGATGCGAATCCCGCTGAACGCCCCCTGAATCCTGCCAGGGATGCTGCTGACAAAGTTCCAGGCATCATTGATCGGCGAAGTGATATTGCTCTTGATGTTCGAGAAAACGCCAGCGACCTTGCTGCCAAGCCCCGGGAAGCCAAGCTTCTCACTGATGGCGTTTCCGGCGTTTATCGCATTATCCTTCGCATTGTTCATCTTCGTCTGGATGTTGCTTTGGATAGCCTGGAAGGCAATACCGGCCTGCGACTTCGCAGCGTCCCAATCACCGTTCATGGCAGCTTTAAGGGCATTTGAAGCCGAAGAACCGACAATTTTTCCGGTGTTCATATCTGTTTGGATTGAATCCCTGATAGCGCCGAATTTTTCAGATGCTCCGGATTTCAGATTCTCCCAAGCATCGGACGCGTTGGCCTTCAAGCCCTCCCAAGCATCGGACGCGCCTTGCCTTATGCCTTCAAACTTTTCCGAAAGGCCGTTCTTGACCTCTTCGGCCTTTCCGGTTATCCCGTCCCAAATCCCAGACCAGAATTCCGGCACGCCTGCGAAGAAATCCTGCACGCCCTGCCATTTTTCTGAAATCCAGCCAGTGAATTCAGACCAGAGCTGTTTACCAGTCTCGGTCTGCGTGAAGAACCACGTAAGGCCAGCGACGGCAGCGGCAACCGCAGCCACGCCAAGCAAGATTGGGTTTGCGGCGATCAATCCGGTGAACGATGTCCACCCTGTAGAGAGCTTGCCGCCAAGGGTAGATGCCAAGCCGCCCGCTTTCTCGGCGATGCCGCCGAAGCCCGTTGCAGCCGTGCTTATAGCGCCGCCGCCCTCGCCGAACTTGCCTGCGAGGGAAGCGAAGTCACCGGCAACGTCCTTGAACGTCTGGCCGATCTCGATGCCCTTTTGGAGCGTCTTGCCGATGCCCGTTGTGAGCCCGCCGAACGCGACCGTCCCCAAAACGACGTTTGTTGCCATGTCCTGCTGCTCTGGCGTTAGGGACTTGTACCAGTCGCTAACGCCCTCGAGCGCCGGCGTTACCTTCTCAAGCAGGGTCGTTCCAAGCTCGAGCGCCTTTTCCTTGAAGGGCATGGCCGCTTCGCCGGCTTCGGCCATCTTCTGGTTTAGCTCGGCCTGCGCTTCGCGCGTGTCGAGCATCGTCTTATTAGTCTCTTGGTACGTCTCGCCAATGTTGCCGTAAAGGCCATCGAGCGTCTGCGTGATAAGCGAGGAACGCTCCTGCTCGTCACCGCAGGCGGCAAGCGCCGCATTGAAAGCGTCTTCTTTGGTAGCGCCCTGAGCGATCTGGTCGTTGAAAGCCTGCTGTGCCGCATGGTTGCCAGAGAGTGCTGCGCTCCACTGCTCGTTGCTTGCCGTTGCCCAGTTGAGGGCATCGGCAAGACCGCCGGTGACGGTGCCGGTGTGCGCCGTCTCCTGCGATGCTTCCACGAGGTTTTCAAGCGGCAATGCATCGCCGAACTTGGAGAACGAGCCTGCGGCGATGTTGCTCCACTTGTCCAGTTCCTGCTGGTTAGTGGTCAAGCGTGACAGGTTCTGTGCGGCTTCGGTCGCGGTGTCCTCTTCGCCAAGTAACTTATAAAACAGGGTATAGGAGCTTCGCGCCTGCTCGGACGTACCTCCTGCATCCCTCCAGGCAGCGCCCAGCTGATGCGTCTGCTCGATCTGCTCTTCCTGGCTGCTGGCAAGACCGACAAGCGCGGTAGCAGTGCCGGTGACGGCACCGGTAATCGTCTTTCCGGCAGTCTCTAGACCCTTGCCAGCCTTTTCCAGCTTATCGCCGTTGTCCTGAATTGTCTGACCAAACTGGTAAAGGCTGCTCTTTGATGCTTGGGCTTCGCGGCTGACGCTTTTCAAATCGTCGGAATAGCTCTCGAGCTGGTTCTCACAAATGGCAATCTGAGCCTTAAGGCTCGAGTACTGTGCTTCCTCGCGCTCGGTGAGCGCCGCGCCGCTCCGCTTCTTTTCATCAAGTGTCGCGAGCGCTGCTTTATATGCATCGAGCTTCGTTTTCGTCTCGCCGTATGCTCGATTGAGAAGTTTTTCCTTCTCAACGAGCAAATCCGTGTTGCCGGGGTCGAATTTCAGGGCGCGATTGATGTCCTTCAACGCGCCCTGCGTATCCTTCGCCGTGCTCTGCACACTCTTCAATGCGCCCTGCAACTCGGTCGTATCTCCGCCGAACTTGATAGTCAGACCTTTGTACGTGACAGCCACAGTTCCACCTCTTTTCAGTTGTCAATGAAAGAAATGAGCGCACAGAACAGCGCACCGCATAGGTGCGCTGGCGCTTTACGCTCACAGTCCAGACCAGAAGGCCGCTTCGCCCTGCCGCGCCTGCTCGTCATCCTCGGCATACGCCACGGCATCGTTGACGAAGCTGTATATATCAATAAGATTTTGCACTTGCGCATAAGACAGCGTGTGCAGGTCTTGGATGCTCAATCCAGCCTGCTGGCAAGAATAGATATAGAGCGTGTCGCAGCTACTCTCCAGCTCCGGCGGAAGCGGCGGCATCTGATGCTTCGGCGGTCGCTGCTTCCACGTCCGCTTTTGCGTTCGGAAAAAAGTTGTCCTTGATGATCTGCATCACGTCAGATGCCCAACCGCCTTCGCGCTCAAGGTCGAATTCCGATTGCGGGAAGCCGCAAACCCAATCCTCAAAGGACTTGCCAAGATCTGTCTTCTCCTTCGCCGTGGCGTTGTACGTCTTCGCGCAGGCGTAGAAAATCTCAAGCAGTGGCACGATAGGCGGAATATTCGACGCTGCCGAGACATCAAGAACAACGGAAATGGCTTCGTTGATGTCCTTGGGGCGGCGGCTCCCGTCCTTGCGCTCAACGAAGAACTCCCGCGAGTACACAATAGGTGTAAAGGCGTTGCAAGTGACGGGATACTCAACTCCGCCTACCTCGATGATCCCGCCGTCCATTACGCGACCTCGCTAACAGTCTTTGGCGTGACGGCAGTATCTACCTCTTCGAAAAATTTGTCGTAACCGTCAATATCGCCATATGTGTCGATGTAGCTGCCGCGCCAGCCGCTCGGCAGCTTGACGGGACGGAACGTAAGCGCGTAATCAAGCTGCGTGATGTCGGGCTTCTCTTCAAGCGTCTTGGCATCAATGGAGACGGGCTTACTGGTGCACTTGTAGATGCATCGACGCCTTCCGACGGCGTTGCCGGGCTGCTCGAACAAGAGCGCAAAGGGTTTAGGAGTCTTGCCCGACGTTGCCAGCACGCGGCCTTTCTCGTCGATGTCGAATCCGTTGATGTCGGCCATAAGCTCGCGCAGCTCAGGTGTGCTCTCGATATCGTAGAGCGACCACGTGATGGAACCGCCGTTGTCCTGGTACTTGTCCAACCACGGCTCGTTGTCGCCGTAGCTCGTTGCCTGCTCAATGGACGGATCGACCTTGATTTCGACCGTGCCGGGGATGTGGACAGGCTTCTCATATTTAAACGTATCCTCGTCGGTAAAACGCGCGATGTGCGCGTTCTTAACACCGAAGAATCCATTTCGCGCCATGTCGGCTCCTTTCATCATTCGGTAACGTCGATTTCGTAAGCCGTCTCAACCAGCTCGTCACCGTCAAGCGACGTTACCGTCTTGTTGTAGTTAAACTCTGCGGCATCGAGCGCCGCTTCGAATCGCTTCTCAAGCTCGTAGTCGCGCTCTCGAACGTAAAGCGCCACATCGTAGGGCATCCAGCGGCACCATCCCACGTTGTCGGCGCTCACGCCATCGCCGTAACCGGCTTCGATGTCGATATACGGAGGTGTGGGAAACTCTCCATCGCGGAAACCGCCGTTAGCCCACGGCAGGCCGAATGCATCAAGAAGCTGTGCCAGGTCTTTAAGGCTGTTCATTACGCCCCCTTGGAGAACTCAGCGGCAACTTCCCTGTAAACGCCTTCGATAACGTGATCTCCTTCGACCCTGCCCGGATAGCTTCCGTGCTGGTTTTTGATAACGTGGCCGTTCTCAAGCAAATGCGTAAGCTGATACTGCCTGTTGTGAACAACGCAGGTGGTGCCAGTCGCTTCGCTCTTAACGTCGGCAGACCATCCCCTTGCATAGCTTCCGCCGTGGCGCTTCTTCTTCCGGCTTCGCTCTTTCAGAAGGCGAACCGCCTTGCTGCCAGCGGCCTTGACGTTGCCTTGCAAGATCTCTTCGTTGTCCTCGATAACCTCTTCGATGCTGTTGACGATAATCGATTCAAGCTGGTCAATCTTTATCCCGCTCACCGGTTGCCTACTTTCTCGACGAGAGTTAGGCGTATGTCATCGGCTCCCGACATAACTGCCGAATCGACGGCGTAGCGGATGCCGCCGAACTCGCAAAGCCTTTCACCGCTGTAGGCGCACGCACGTACAGTGATAACGGCCTGCGGTTTAACTCCTGCCTGCGCGGCGGCGTAATACGCCGCCTGGCTGATACCGTAGACGTTGCACGGCACACGGCGGCGCAGCTCATTTTTGTGCGATACTCCCAGCTCGTCACGCTCGGATACCGTGGCGATCAGCGTACAGATGCCAGCCCACCCGCTCATGCGACATCGCCGCCGTTGTAAGCAGAATCACCGCTCATGCTCGTGAGCATGGTTTCGAACGACTTCATGAAGCGCTCGGCGTCTGGGTTGTCCATGCCGAAGTTAGCCTTGACGTAAACCTTTATCGCAAGCCGAACGCGCCCGTCCGAATCGTCGTGCGCCTTGGCATCCGCTACGCCGCCCGCAACCAACTCGGCGCGGGCGGCTTCGATTACGTCCGAAATCTCTTCGTCGTAGTCGTTTACGAAAGCCGGGATGCGGAGCGCAGCGCGGCACGCATCCAGCAGCTTTCCTTTAGCCTTTGCGGCCATGCCGCGCCACCTCCTTAAGCCTGCTTGATAGTGAGCTGTGCGAACGCTTCGGGGACAGCAAGAACACCGTCGAACAGAACATAGCCGTCGAAGCAGCGCTTCTGGGTTCGCGGCTGGACGTAAGGCGTAACGTCAGGGCCATCAAACATGTTGCCCTTGAACAGGTCGGGGAAGCCGGCCTTAATCACGTTGTCGGCGATTGAATCGTCCTGCTTTACAACCTTGCCGAAGATTCGACCCTGAACCGTCGGATCATCGGTAGCCTCATTTGCAAAATAAGAACGACCGTTGGCATCCTCAAGCATGGCAATCTGGTTCCAGATGGTGTTGTTGTTGGCGTAGATGATGATTCCCTTAGCCGCTGCGTTGCCGTAAGAGCGGAGCAGGCTCAGCATCTTCACGATATCGGCCTTGGTAAGCTTCTTTACTGCCGCCGTCTGGATCTTGTTGGCGGTCGCGATGCCGTAAGTCTCATCGGCAAGCTTCTCGTGGACGAATGCGTTGCACGCGACGGAGAGACGCGCGGAAACCTCGGAAATGATGTACTGCTCAAAGCCGGAAAGCGACTGCGTTGCCATCTTTCGGGACAGCTCGACGGTCTTCTTAATCTCCGTTCCTACGAGCGGCACGGAATCGAAGTCATTTTCCTCGATATCGGTAGGGGCTGCGCCCTCGTCGGTCTTGGCTGCATCGCCCTTCTTGATGGACTTGTGGCGCGGGAACTCGACCTGACCAGACATGTTCGTTCGGCTGATGTCACCGAAGAGAACAGCAGTGTTGTCGATAAGGGAAATGATCTCGTTCTGCACGGCCACGGGAACGATGGATTCGGTGTTGGCCGTGGTCATGGTGAACTCGGCTCGCTGCTCGATTGCGTGGCGCTGAGCAGCACGCTCGACATCGGTAAGCGCGGTGCCGCCGATAAGCTGGATGCCGGAGCGCTCGGCAAGACCCTTAGCCCACGCGTGGCGCTCGGCTGTGTCGTAATCGGTCACGTCATATGCAGTGCCGGGGATGCCAGCGACGTTGGCGGAACGCGCCAGCGGCACGGAATCCACGCGCTGTGCGCGGCCTGCGTCGATGGCGGCACGGGCGTTCGCGACGGCGGCGTTGCGAGCCTGCGCCGCCTGTGCGGTCTGGGCGGTGCGCTCGTTAATCTGGTCGGTCAGATCGGCCATGCGGGCTGCATCCTCTTCCGTCGGTTCAGTACCGTCAGAATACTGGTCGACAAGCGCTTGCAGGTCGTTAAGAAGTTCCTCAAGTGTCATTGCTAGTTACCTTTCTTCGCATTGGTAATTGCCAGGCACGCTTTTGCTCGAAGCAACGCGCCCTTCCTTCGCGCAAGCTCCTTACGCGACTGCTCAATCACTCCGTTGAGCAGGTTTCTTGCACTTATTTCGGTGTTCGGGTCAGCAGGAAGGCTGACTGCGGACACGTCATAAATCTTCTTGACGCGCGTGATTGTCGTGGTATGCGTGTCTCGGTCGTACTCGGACGCGCCGATGGTGAACGCCCACGACATGCGCGTAACAAGGCCGTTATCGATTTCCTCGAATCGGTTTCGGGCGGCTTCTGATTTCGAGAGGTCTGCGGCCATAAAAAGCCCGTGCTCATCGGGCTCGACGATGAGCGTTCCGTTCGACTGGCGCGCCAAAACGTCGCCCACATGGTCAAACTGCATGATGATGTCGCTCATGTCTGTATCGACGAATGCGTCTGGGCTGATGACTTCGCGGTACTCGGTACCGTCCCAAGGGTCTTCATATAGGACATATGGGTCATTGAATGTCGAAGCGTATCCCTCGACGTAGTAGTCGGATTCGATGCGCTTCTCGCGGCCTTCGCCGCCGTCAAGGCTTCTCAGGACCACCGACATCTGGCGGTACTGGCGCTCATTCGGTTTCGCCGGCATCGGCATCACCACCCTTTCCATCGATTTTGGCGATATTCGCGTTCGTCTCGGCGGCCTTCGCCGCCTGATCTGTTGTGTGCTCGCTGATCAAGTCCAGGTCGATGTACTCACCGCGAATTACGTGACGCTCGCCGCCGGGGTAAGACGGTGACTGGAACACCTCTGCAACCTGATTGCCGCACCAGATGCCACGGTCGAACAGCGCCGTTGAAACGTTGAGCTTAGTTTGATTGCTCGCAAACTCCAGGCGGTTCGCGCTGAACATAATCGAGTTTCCGTGGGCAATCTCGTTCGGCGTGAACGTCATCGCCGTGAGTACGTACCCGAGTTGGATTGCGAAGACCTCAGTACGTCCCTCATAAAAGGCGTTGTACGTGTCCTCGTCGGCTCGGTTCATAACGATGTCTTCGCTTGATCCGAAGAAACGATAGGCCGCTTTTTCTATGCGCTCCATTTGTGCGGCGTCAACGGTGTAGTTCTGTGGCGCAATCTGCTTAACCTCTTGATACTTGTTGTCGTAAACGACGATGCCGCCCGCGTTCGACGTTCCCAACTGCTCGTTGAAGTCCTTGGCAGACTTCTTCGTGTCTTCCGGGTTTCGGTTTTGCGAAAGCTTGCCGATGAAGCGCACTGCCGCGCCCTGCTCGATAGCTGTTTTCTCGGCTTCCTCTTGAGCGTGAATCAAGTCAAGAGTTGGATTGAGCACGTTAGTACCGTCTCCGAACAAATCGCTCTTGAACTGATGCCGCGTCATAACGCCGATGCGCGACCACTCAATCAAGGTCTTATCGCCGCCGGGAAAACGGAGCTCAAGCCATAAAGCGCCGTCAACGTCGTAGGCTTCGCACTGACTTGGCAGCACTGGGTAATAGCCAACGGACGTAATTCCATCCCCGCCGTCAACAGGGACGATCAAGCACGTGTCGCAAACGTCAAGAATCGTTGAGACGCGATGCAAGAATTGCGGCACGGTCATCCATGGATTCGGTTGCCACTGCAAAGAGCGCGTCCATTGCGGTTGCGCCGTACCAGAAATCTCAGGCCGCAGCTTTGACGCATGGTCAGCGTTTCGCTCGATGATGGAGCGCGTCAGCTCGGCTTCGTAGATTCCTCCAGACCACGACGTGAAGCGCGGCGCGTAGGCCGTGAACGTCTGAAAGTAGCCATCGACTGCCTGCATGATCGGCTTATGGAACACGGCATCGAACATCGAGCGGAAAAGCGTTGGTTTTCGCACGTTTTAACCTCCAATCATGCTTTGGTAGTCATCCATCATGTCTCTGAGCACAACGAATGCATCGCACTCAGCCGCCCAGGCATCAATGCGGTTGCGCGGGTCTTGGTTCTTCTTGTCGGGCGAAATGTTGCCGTTCGCGTCGTTTCTGATCATCACGTTCGAGCGGCACCATTCCGCTATAGGGTTCTGGTTATCGACGATGCGGTTTTCCTTGTAGAGCGCTCGAAGCTCCTTCATGGGCATGGACAAGGTTTGCGCACCCTGTACTACCTTTCTGAAGTTATCGGCTCCGAAATAGCCCTCGTAAGCTTCAACAGTCGGAACGTCTCGCATATGCCACGGGTCATAGCCGCAGGCAACCGAATAAATGCCGTACTTTTCCTGAATCTCCGTGACCCAATCCAGTACGTCGCGCTTGTCGATGATCGGCGTTGCCGACGTCCTGAGCAGCCCGCGGGCAATCCAGGCATCGTACGGCACGCCGTCTCGACCACCGCGCCGCCCCTCGGCTTCCGCCTGTTCCAAAGCGCGAAGCGGAATCCACGCCATGTGCATTGCGTATATGTGCTCGTCGTTCGGACGCATCATAAGCAGGCACGCCGCCGTTAGGTCGGTCGTGTCCGAAGCGTCCACGCCGAGAACTGCATAAGAAAACGACCCATCGGATGGGTCGAACGTGGCTTCGTTGTGTATCTCAGACCATTTGAGCCAGGCTTGGCTCTGATTCTCAATGAGGTTGAAGTCTTTTACCAGCAGCGTCGGCAAGAATGTCGGGTCATCGAGTGCCTTGGAGACGTTTTCCCTGAGCGATTTCAGAGACTTGATTGTTCCAAGTCCGGGATTCGCCTTAATCCAGCACTTCTCGTCTTTCCATTCCTCGCGCTCGTCAAGCTCAAAAATGAAAGCGATGAAATGCTCGGCTTTTTCTCCAGATGCTTCGCCGTTCAGCCATTTGGCAGCGTATTCGTACTGAGCATCGAAAATGCCACCGCGCACGAATCCGTTGGTCGTGATCTCAAGAACCAGCGGTTGCCTACGGGCGGAAATACCCTGAATCGTCAGGTCGTAGAGGTCGCGGTTTCGCATGGCTGCGAGCTCGTCAACGATAGCGCCTGAGATGTCCAAGCCGTCAAGGTGGTTCGTGTTGGCGGAAAGCGCCTTGATTGACCCCATGTTGAGGCCGCAGTAAAGGTCGCTCACGCGCTTTCGCACGTGCTTTGCCAGCGCCGGTGAGGTCATCACCATTCGCCAGGCGTTGTTGAAGCCCTTCGCCGCCTGATCGTGAGCCGTAGCCACGTTGTAGACTTCCGGTGCGCCCTCGTCATCGTTAATGAGCAAGTCAAGCTCAATAGCCGACGCAAGCGCGGTCTTACCGTTTTTTCGCCCCATAATCCAAAGGACTTCGCGGTATTGGCGCAAGCCCTCGGCATCCACGAAACCGAAGATTACGGAGAGGATAGCCAACTGGAAAAGCTCGAGCTTGAACTTGCGTCCAAGCTTTCCGCTCGGAAGTCGGCAAAACGTCTCGATGAAGGTGACGTGCTTCGCCGCGAACTCTTCGCGGTAATGGTACGGATGGAGCGGATCGGTGTTATCCAGGTCGCGCAGCACGCGCTCCGCGAGCTGATGCATCTTCTCGCAAGCAGTGATCTCACCGTTGAGGATGCCACCGAAGTAGCTTCGTATCGCCTGCTCGCAGCGACCAGCGCCGCTTCGCTTCTTAGCCGCCGAAGCGCGTTTCATTGAGGTAGTCAATGAGCGCATCTCCTGCGGTGCTGCCGGACGGCATCATGTCGGTGAGCTGCTTGATGCCGCGCGAGAAGGTCGTGAACAGCTTGTTGTAGGCGCTGAAACCCGGATGCTCTCGCAAGCCGGATTGACCGCCGCCGTTGTCATATTCGGTGAAGATGCTCTCGTACATCAGCTCGCGGCGGGCTTCGTCAAGCTTGACCTTCAGGAACGCGATGTTCGACATCAGCGGAAGCACGGCGCTTCGCTTCTCGTCTGGTATCGCGTCCTTAGTGAGCCGTTGGAGCTTTTTCAGCTCGCTTTGGTATCGGCTCTCGATGGAAGCGGTGCGCTTCTTCGGGGGACTTTCCGTGGCTTTCGGCAAAAGGTCGTTACTTTCGCACACTTTTCGCCTTCCCACAAGACCACCCCCGTTCTGAAACCCGTCACACGCAAATTTCTATCTTCCGGCGTTGGTGCCCTATGCTGGGTGCCTTGGTTTTAGACCGGGGGGATAGCTCGAAGCTGTGACCTGCTGTTTTGTCTGTCATTTTGTTTGACTGTGCGCTTGTGCTCAGTCTGTGTTTTCGTCTGTCAGCGAAATCAAGTTGCCGTCCTCGTCAAAGCGCAGCCCTTGCCTTGTGCTGCCCTGCCTTGCCCAGCCGTGCACCTTCTTGTGGCAGAGGTCGCACAGGCTTACAAGGTTGCGAGTGTCGGTCGCTATGTTCGGATCGCTGATGTTCGATGGTGTTAGCTCGATGATGTGATGCACCATCGTTGCCGGTGTTGCGATGCCAGCCTTAAGGCAGTGCTGGCAAAGATAGGCATCGCGCAGCAATGCGAGCTCTCGCGCCTGTTCCCAATCCTTGGAATGGTAGAACCGATACGAGAAGCCCTTTGCCATTGCGCGACCCCCAACAAAAAAGGGACGCGACCCAAGGCCGTGTCCCTTTCTGATAATCCACCGTACCGAAATGTAGCACAAACTGAAAAGTGATGACAAGTACCAATCTCAAATATCTTTGAGCGCGGCAAAGCCAACCTCGTCGATATAGCGGAACCCAACGTTGCAAAGCTCCCTGCACCATTGGCGCGAGCACTGCATCACATCGGCTATCTCGTCCCATGGCATCGCTTGGAGATAGGCCATGCACAGCGCGTCGGCGTATCGGTTGCCCTTGAGCTTAGCCAAGCCGCCGCGATTGTCAGCACCGTAGAGCAGCACGCACGCTTCGTCCACCTCGGATTGGCTGTCCGCGATCCTCCTTTCCAACCTCCCCTCAAAGTCGATACGCCCGTTAATCGCATCCATAGGGTCTGAGCCGCCACCGCCGCCGCCCGTGCTGTAGCTCTGCGCCTTGGCTCCCTCGCGAGCCTTAAGGCGGGCTAGCATCTCCTTTGCGTGCTCGATGCTAGCCACCTCGTCACGGATGCGCTCGAAGTATTCCTTGGCATCCACAAGGCATCAACCCTAGTCGATGCCCGTAGAGCCGAAGCCGTCTGTACCACGCTCGGTGTCGGTCAGGCTATCGACCCCGACAAGATCACACGGCACGAACGGGACAACGACCATCTGGCACACGCGCGTACCCTTGGGAAGAAACACGGTGTCACAGCTGAGATTGACCAGCGGTGCATGCACCTCGCCACGGTATCCGCTGTCGATGACGCTTACGCTGTTGCGCGGCGTCACGCCGTAGTGAGCGCCAAGGCCGGAGCGCGGGAAGACCAAGCCGACACAACCACTCGGAATCTCGCAGGCAAAGCCAAGTCCGCAGACAGCGCTTGCGTTTGGCTCAAGCCTTACATCCTCGGTGATGCAAAGGTCGAAGCCTGCATCGCCATCGTGCGCGTATGTCGGCATGACCGTTCCGTCAGCCAGGCAAACGTTCATCTTTCGTCCGTACATGTCAGCTCCTTAGAAGGGAATATCTTCGTCGTACACATCTGGGTAGGTCGCAGCCTGCGGTACCGCCGCCGGTTGCTGCGACTGTCGATGCGAGGTCATGATTGCCACGTTATCGACGATAACCTCAAGCTTGCGATAGCGCTTGCCGTCCTTCTCCCACACGTTCTGATGCAGGTGCCCAAGGATGGCCAGGCGTGCGCCCTTCATCAGAAGGCCGTTGTTAAACATCGCTTCGCCACGCTTGCCGTACATCACGCAGTCAACCCAACTGGTCACGTCCTTATAGCTACCGTCCTGCTGCTTGCGGCTCTTGTTCACTGCTAGTGAAAAGCTCGTTACCGCAAGGCCACTGTTGGTGTACCTAACCTCTGCATCTTGCCCAAGGTTGCCACTCAAGGTGACGCTGTTAAGGCTGTCACTCACAGTTGCCACCCCTCACGATTGCCAATGCGATATAGGTCATGATCACCATCGCGGTTGCGAGCAATGGGACGAGCCACGAGAACAGACAACCAGTTATGACGCTTATGAGCAGTTCCATAAGGCAAAAACAAAGAAATACGATGATGCAGCCCAACAACACTATGAGCACCGCCAAAAGCACACTCAGTCTCTTGATTCGTCGGCGTGCCCGCTCATTCGACCTACTCACGGCGTCCACCTCCAAGAGCCTCGATAAGCCCCACTCGCTGGATGTATCCCAGACCCTGCACGCGGCGGCTCGTGCTGATGTGCAGGCTCTTCATGAGCTTCTGGGTTCGTGGCGCGGCAAAACCGGGCATCGACCTAATCAGCGATTCGACACGCATGCCCGATGCAGCCTGGTCTCCGCCGTCTGCCAACTCAAAGAACTGCTCAATGGACATCAAGCCGTTCTTAAGCTTGGCCTTGTACTCCGCTCTCTTAATCCTGATCTGCATCCCCTTATCGAGGGCTGCACGCCGCTGTTCGGCAGTCAATTTCGGTACCATTTTCAATATCTCCTGATTCTTACTTGGAATACGGCGGCTAACCGTTCCCAAACCATCGGTTTTGCTTTCTGACCTCTCGTTTTCGTGTCGTGACGCAAATGGTCGAGGTCTTGCCATTTACACACCGTTTACACTCCGTCCTCAAGCTGCTTGGCAAAGTTGTTGAACGCCTGAGCCGCCGCCTGGTCGCGCCCCGGCAGAAGGTGCGCGTAGAGTTTCAGCGTTGTCGCTTCGTTCGAGTGTCCCAAACGATCTGCGAGCGTCTTGAGGTCAACGCCGTTCGCCAGGCACCACGTGGCGTGCGTATGGCGCAACGAGTGGAACACGTACGTCCTCGGCATGCCCGCACGGTCGCGAGCGCGGCTGAAAGCCTTTGAGACGGTCGTAGGGCGCATGTAAGAGCCGTCTATGCTCACCAGTGGCGAATCGGGCGTAAAAGCGTCTGAAATCGAATCCTGTTGCGCGAGATAGGCTTTTATCAGCTCCCATTCTTCGTCGATTAGTGCCACAGGCCGCGTCTTCTTGTTCTTGGTCACGTTGGAGCGAATAACGCCACCGCCCGGAACCTCGATGACCGTTCCACTCACGAGGATGAACCCCTGCGCCTTGTGGAGGTCGCGCCGTCTAACGGCGCACACCTCGCCGACGCGCATCCCCGTGTGTAGTGCAAGCCAAGCTGCGAAAGCGTAGGCTGATTGGCGCATGAAGCGCTTCTCGGGCGCCTCAAGGTTGAGCTTTTCGGAGACCATGGCATCGAGTGCCCTGTAATCCCATTCGTCGATGCTCACGGCTTCATGGTGTTCCTCTGGCGGCTTTGTGACCATGAGCATTGGGTTGTTCTCGCAGATGCCGATGCGCACCCAAAAGTTGTATGCACCGCGCAAAAAGTGGTGAACGCTGATGATCGTGTTGCACGAAAGACCTTGACCGCCGTTCTTCTTGCTCACGCCAAGCCTCGTCTCGAAGTCGTTCAGCTCAATGGCGGTAAGGTCGCGAGCGACTTTGCCTTTAAGGTACTTGCCCACGTAGGTTCGTGTGAAAAACGCCCACCTCTTCACGGTGTTAATGGCTGCGCCCTTGACCTTCCGCTGCTCGATGTACTCCCAAAGCAGGTCGACTATCAGCGTGCTCTTGACCTTGCCGTCAAAGGTCAGGTGCGAAGCCCAGGCATCAGCCAAAGCCTGCGCTTCATCGCGCGTCCTGGCATCCGGGAAACTACGGCGTGGCCGTATCTGCCGCCCGTCCGGTGCCTTGCCAAGATACGGCTGCGCGTACCACACGCCCTTTGGGTCGCGCTTGACCTCAACGTCCATGGCGGCGCTTCAATTCACGTACGACGTCGATAACGCTGCCCGACATGTCGCGAATCTCGTGGATGCAGTCTTTGCAAATGTCGAACTCGATAAGCTTGCCCTTGTCAAAGGCATGCACCCTTGCGAATTCGTTAATGTTGGTGCAGTCTGCTTCCTTCCCGCACCCGTCGCAGCAGCCGGAAATCTTAATCATCGTCCCGCTCCTTTCCAGCCGCTTTCTTCGCCTTGTGCATGCTGATCTTTGCCGCGTAAATGAAGTAGATGCACACGATCAGCAGGAAGCAGGAGAAGGCCAGGAACCCATATCCAGCTCCGAAGATGAAGCCAATGGCGATACTGGCAACCAGCATCGCAAACGGGACGATCAGCAGGGCGCACCCAACCAGCACCGACGATGCCTCTTCATACTCTTCCTCGGTCTTAAATTCTTTCATTGCTTTCCTCCAAATTTCGGTGAATCACTTCGATTGCGTCGGTGACGCAATCGCACCAGCAAATAAGATCGTCGTAATCGATCCGCGCTCCATCGTGTCCGCGCTTCTCGCACGTTGTAATGCGCCGGCTCATGTCCTGCGATACGGCACACAGGTTCTCGAGGGTCTTGCGGTCGCTCCTAATCGTCATCGTCGGTCACCCACACATCGCGGTGATACTCCCGCATGAACTCGTCGAAATCCCATTCGATGTCTTCACTCTCCAAGCCTTGCCAGCCCCAAAACTCACTGACATATGGCTGGCAGCGCGGGCATGCGTAACGCTTCCAGAACAGACGCATCCAAAGGCCGCTTTCCATGAGCACGCCACGCGTTCCCGCCGGAACCGTCTCGCCGCAGTACGCGCACTCATGCGCCTTGCGGACAGTGATGATCTTGGGCGCGGCGTAGAAGTCACCACCGCTCATGACGCGCTGCCTTCCAGTGCTTCAAGCATGTTCTCGATGCACTCATGCGCCTTCTTGAGGTCTTCGATGCCGTTCTTGGATTTCCAGCGCCACAGGTACTTGAAGGCGCATCCCTGCATATAGGAAACGTATTCATCGGTGCCAAGCATCGATTCCATTGCCTGCTTGCACTCAATGCCGGTATGCCCCGCGTAATGTGCCGGCTTGGTCACAGGGTCGAACTCGGAATCGACCGTTGAGGTCATCTTCTCGGCAATCTGCGAAGCACTGAGCTCAACAGGCTCAGTCAGATCACCTACACGCTTAACGTAAGAACTCATTTCATGAACTCCTTCTTGCAGCGCCACCACGTTCGCAATATCTGGAACAAGGACGGATTAGCTTGCTTTATTACGCTCTTGTCAAAGAAGAACTCGACAGCGTTAAATGGCAGCGTCATGACTACTGGACGCAGGCCATAACGGTCAAAAAACTTATGCACGTCATCAACCAGCACGGGTTGTGGCCTATAGCCCGATTGTTGGCGTGGAAGTCTGCTTACATCCCTTAGAACAAGCGGCGCTGGAATGTCGTAGCCTGCTCGCGCCGCCATATCCTTGATGAAGTTGCGCATTATGACGTTAGACGTAATGATCGGGATTCCCGTTTCCTCGGACAGCTTGATTAGTTGCATCGTCTTGCCGGACTGTCGCTGTCCTACGATGCAAGTGCCGGTAAGCTGCGCGATGTCATCCGATAAACTCATTGCCCGCTCTCCTTTGAAACCAGCTTCGACAACTCGTCAAAATCGACCGTATGGAGCAGCTTTATCAGCTGCGCGACCTCTGGTGAGCGCCAAGCGTGCATGCCGTACGTATGCGCCCCTGTCGTGTAGTGGTAGTAATTGGCCTTAAGGTGCTCTTCCGCTTCGCGAAGTGTGAGAAACATGGTGTCCGGGACAATTGCCCACAGCTTCGTAAGGAACACGAAACCCAGCGCGTTGTTTTCGGCGTATTCCTTGATTACACCCTTAGAGATGCTGATGCCCATATTCGTGAAACGTGCCCGAATGCATCCGTTTTCGTCAAGATCAAGCCAGTTGTCTTCAAGCCATTCTTTGGCGTGCTCTTCGCCGCCCAAATCAAGCTCGTCCTTGTAGGCTCGCGAAACCGCTTCCCCCAAGCTAATGATTTCGCCTTCACCGTCTTCAAAAAGCTCAACGGCTTCGATGTCATCGCCATCTGTTGCTTCGCGATATTCGTAGTCGCGAATGACCCAAAAGCGTGGGTCAGCCGTTGCTAATGTCGGTTGGTTGTTCAGCTCATGCTGTAGCTCTTTGAGAAAAACGAGATCGTCTTGCGTAAGGCTACGCTTGACGTAAGCGCGGCCTTCGAGATCAACCGATGCTGTCATTTCTCTTCACCTCCTTTTCGTTCTTCTTCGTCTCCCTGCACTTCCAGCAGGCTTCGCTATCCTTGATGAACCAGTCCAGATTTCGCTCGATGCCGCAGTAAGGACACGTGTGCTTTCGGACTTTGTTGACATAGCTCCCGTAAGGCATCGCCAACGCTCCTTTGTTGAAAACTTTTCTATTGTTGAAAACTTGTTGAAAACCTGTTGATAACTACTGCTTAAGACTCGAAAACAGGCTTTGGAATCGCTCGAAAAACGAATCGATCAAGAAAGAAGAAGCAAGAAAGAAAAACCTTGCTTGTAAGTCAACATAACAAGCAAGTGCGGGTTTTTGGCTTTGGGTTTGGGTTTTATGACCCAAACCCAAAAACCCGCTTCTGTACTGTTATGTTATGTATTGTTAGGCTTAGCCCAACCTAAAACCGATGGTTTCGCGCTGGTTTCAATCCGTAACAACACAAACATACGCTCTGACCTGCTAGTTTTGCGGGTTTTCCTGCTTCTTTTTCGGCCTGCCGCCCTTGGCTCCGTTGACGCGCTGCTTGCCAAAATAAAGGGCGTTTTTGCACATCCTCTCGCTCTCGATTCGGCCTTTTCCGTCTCTCACGAGCAAGCCGATCTCGAGCAGGCAGTCGATGAAATCTTGTGTCTCGGCGATGCTCACCGTCTCGTCGAACGCCCCCATCGAGCGCATACCGATTGCGCCGGCCAGAATGAGCCAGTCTTCATCGGTGTCCACCGCAATTGAGTGGTGCTTGGTGCTCGCCAGAAGCTCGCAGAGCCGCCAGTAAGCGCCGTAGCCCTCGTTACCGCGACGCATGAGTAGCCGTTGGCATTTGATGTCCCGCTGCGCGTTAGCGTCGTGCTGGAACCATGCCATGGGTTCCAGCGCCTGATCGTGCACGTCTTTAGGAATCGCCATTATCGTCATCACCTCCCGTCGTTAATCCATCGCTTGTCCCCTGCTGGTGCCAGCCGTCCCAAAGGCACTTGCCGACCTCGCGGCAGTTAGTCCAGACGGTCGTTCCGCGAAAGCCACACGCGCTCTTGGGCTTTTCGCCGTGCTCGAGTAGATGAAGCTCGAACTGGCATTGCCCGGGCGTTGGCATCGGCTGCTCACCAAAAAGATCGAGCGCCAGCTGCTCAGCGCTTTGTAAGCTGCTGCGCATATGCATTGCACGCCGATTTGGTCATCAGATGGACAAACATGTCGGGTGTCATATCGTCGAGCTTGTCGCTCTCGAGCATGTCTTTCATGGCTACGATGGGTGTCCCCATGAAACAGAAAGCCAGGTCGGTATCAAGCTCGACGCTCTCATTGCTCTTGGGGTTGAAGAGCGTAATGTTGCCGTCGACACCGCTGATATACTCGGCAACGGAATCGAGGAACTTGATTGCTTCCTTACGCTTCATGATTGTTCTCCTTGTCATAGATGGAATTGCGAAGCTTGATGTTCAGCTTTGGATGCCGCTTTAGAAGCCAACGGGCTAGAAGCGGCGTATCCGTGTTGTTAATGCCGTAGACGTGCTCAACGCCGTTTCCGTCCACGAACGGAACGCCGACGAGCTTGACGCTGCCCTCGTAACGTTGTTTCTCAATGAGGTACTTGGCGCTTACTCGGATACCTCGCCGGTCGATTGCGAGCGCCGTAAGCTCGATCTGCCGCAGCACCCTTGGATTGAGCTCGCACCAGAGCTTGAAAAGCTCCTGCCGGTCTTGCAGCTTGAGCGGCACCGGGTACATTGCCAACTGTTCCTGCCGCATCACGGATTCGAGCGGCTGGGTGTAATCGTCAACATCCATGGCGCTTCCTTGCTTCACGGCTCATAAAGCGCCTGAACGCCACTTCTGCGACCTCTCGCGGTGCCGATGGCGGCACAGGCAACCTGTGGCGCGTGCGAACGTCTCCCGCGCCGCTCACGCCCGGCCTGCGGGCTTCCTCGATAATCACTCGCGCGACCCAGAAGCCGTTTGCATCGCGGTCGAGATAGCACCTCATTGGTCGATCATTCGGACGATGAACCAAAGCTCAAGCCCAGCAAGGACGAACGGCAGCCAAGGCAGGTCGTACGTCTCCGTAAGCCAGATAATGGCACCAGCCAGGGCAATGAGCAGGATTCCAGTTGCCGCTAGCACGGCAATAGCGCCGCAAAACCACCGCTTAACCGTTGCTAGTGGTGTAAAATTCTCGTTGTCATTACTGGTGAAGGTTTTGACATTGCCCGTGCCCGGTTGCAGCCAGGTGCGGGCGCTTTCGTTTCGCGAGCTTGCGCCATAGCTCTGACGCGCCGGCAAAATGCCGCCTGCGAAACATCGAGCTTGCAGCGTTTCGCACTCGTCAAAACCACGATGCAAACCGTTGGTTTGCGATTGGGTTTCATACATCTGAAACCCCTCCTTTCTTACTTGCCGATCATGTTGCCGACGGCAACGGCAGTTGCTATGAACAACCAGAGCGTCAATACATTGATAAATTCATCCATTACGCGATTTCCTCCCATCCCATCAAATCGTTAGGGCTGATGTTGGCAACATCACAGATAGCCATGATCTTGTCAGCGCCGGGGATATAGCCCTCGCCGCTCTCGTACTTGACAACGGAATCTTTGGAGATACCAACACGGCTAGCAAATTCGTCCTGCGTGATGTCGAGCTTGGCGCGAGCGGCACGAAGATTTGCGGCGAAAACCTCTTTGTTGAACTTCATACGGATCACCTCCTTTCATTGAGCGATGATTGCAAACCTTGCTTGTCAAGGTTTGCACCCGTATGTTTAGCGGGTTTACCCGTTA